CCACCCTTCAAGATTTGATTCAACCAATCAAGGTTCTTCTGAAAATCAGCAATAAGCTGAAAAAAGTTATTGCTATTCATTATTTCCAGCTCTCCGTGTAATAACGATTCATTTCTGTGCCCTCTACAATCTCATCAAGTGACATTGGGGCCAGAACGGCACCAACGACTTCTTCATCACTGCTTCTGTGCAGCTTACGAATGCGGATTGTCGATTTAAATGTGGTTTTGTTTATGCCTGGTTTCTCAGACTCTAAAGGATTGGTTTCAAACTTTACTTCGTGCTCTCGAAGAGTGTTTCCGGTTTTAACTCGCATAGTGAACCACACCGCACCACCTTGTAAGGCGTATTCGATGTAGCCTGCAAAAGCGTCTCTATCATCATTGTGGATCGTCCACTCAGCGGTCATTAACGTTGGTACATTTCGACTAATTCGACGTGAACGAGGCCGACCTGATGCCATGGCGGTGGTTAACAAGTTGGATTGCTGCCGAAGCTCGTAAGGTTCAAACCGAGGTAAACCGAATCGATGCTCCGGCCATACCATCAATGTCATTGTCATATTAATTCCCTTGTCGCTTTAAACCGTGACGATGTTGGAAGGCGGTGGTGTAAGGCCCGTTATCTCGCAAATCTTGAAGCATGATATTGATCGTATCATTGCCGTTTTCATCTTTGCTTTGGGTGGCAGTTCCTCCGTATCCTTCTGGCACGTTGTTAATATGAACGATGACATCCCCCCCGCCTGAATTTGAGCCAGAACTGGCTTGCTGCAACATCGACATGGTTTGTTTTCGTCCAATGATATGGCTTGGTCCTAATGTGATTTCAGGGCCGTATTCCCCTGTTACCCCCCACTGACCTGCAGGAATGTAACCACCATTATCAAATGCACCCGCAAACCCAGAGGCAGCGGCCGTTGTTGCCAGTGCGGCCATCGGCTCTGTTACCGCTAATGCGGCGGCCATCGCTCCAGGTGCCATGACTGGTCCCACAATAGGAATTGCGGCGGTCGAGCTGAATGCATGAATACCCGATAACAACGCAGCGGACTGCGCTTCGGCTCCCACTTGAGCCACTTGGCTTGCGGCGGAACCTTTAAGCATGGTTTTTTCAAGCGCCCACATCACTAAACGCTGAGCCATGATTTTACCGAGTGCTGCAAGCATGGATTGCGCCATCCCTGCAGCCATGTTTTTCATTGCATCGCCAAAGGTTTCACTTTGCATGATGGCACTTGCAAACGCATTACCAAAGCCACTAGTAAAGCTATCAAAGGTCTGGCTCCACATTTCATCCGTGTTATACGCTGACTCTTGCATGGATTGGTAATAACGATCCCAAAACCCTTCTTGCTCTTCCTTTTGCGCTTCTAACTCTTCACGAAGTAATTCAACTCGTTGATCAGAATAATATTGCTGGATCTGTTGAAGAGATTGTTGAAACTCTTCTTCTGTAATTAATTCGTTTTGTTTTTTCTCCGCCAGTTTCATGGCTTCATCCATGTACTTGGCATTGAGCAATTCCATTTCGCTCATGTTTCGACGCTCAAGCTCAACAAGCCAGGTGTCGGTTTGCTCTTGGTCTCGCAAGCGAGCAGCGTCGGCGGCTTCATCTTCACGCGCTTGTTGTTCAGCAAGACGCTTTTTATCTTGAGCGGCTTTCTCAGCTTGTGCTTTTTTATCTTGAGCGGCGTTATCTGCTATTCGCTGTTTTTCTCTGGCTTCTGCCGCTTCTTTCGCTTTCTTTTGCGCTTCACTTTGTGCTTCGGCTTCTTTTTTGAATGCCTCTTGCAACTCTTTCATTCGAGCGGTTACTTCACCGTGACGACGGTTAGCATTAAACCAAGTGTTTTTTGACTCTCCACCAGGTAAAGGATTAATTGAGAGTAAATCCTCAGGCGGGCCCATTTTTTTAAGACGTTCGCTAAGTTCGAGACGCTCTTTAAATAGTTCGTTAAACTCCACCATGGGAGCTGGGTCGATCATGCCTTGCAAACCACTGGCAATGTTAATCAACCCTTGAAGGGTCGTTTTTGCGAAAAACATTGAACCGGATTTATCGGCCATGGTTTCAAGTAACTCAGACCAGGTTTGGATCATGGTGTCGGTGGTGCCAATCAACCCACTGGCTTCAGCCGAGGCTCCGCCACCAAATCGAGATTGCAATTCATCCAGAATAAACCCTTGAGCTTTGGCGGTGTCTCCAACATCCACCATTGCTTTCACCATGTCTTTTTGTGTATCAGTGAACGAGACGCCGAACGACCCTAACGTGCCAAGACCTTCAATTGGGTCGTTTAACGCTTCGCCCAATGCCTCGGCTCCGCCTGCAATATCGGTTCCCCATACACTCGCCACATCTTGAGCAAGATAAATAGCTCGCTCGAAAGTGTCGCCCATCACACCTCGGAACGTGAGCATAACACCGATGGCTTTACTGGCTTCTTGAGTACTGGTTAAGGTGGCCATAGCAACAGAACGCGCCATTTCATCCAATTGTTTGGCGGTGTATCCACTGGAATAGCCTGTGGCTTTGATTAATTGTTCTTGCTGTAATAAACGACGCTCGGTTTCTGCAAGGGTGGGTAAACCTGCGGAAATCGCACCGATAGCAACCGCCACACCGCCCCCCACCGCCGTCCACGCAAGGCCAAGCCCTGAGACCGCATCTATCATGCCGTCTACTTTTCCGCTGATCTCACCTAAAGGACCAGGCAATTCAGACGCTTTGCCTGTTGCATTTTTAAAACTGTCCGATAATGAATCGTTTTGGGCGGTGCTTTTCTTGGCTTCACCGGTATAACCACGCAAGCGGAGTTTGCTGTTATCAATGTCCTTATCAAACTTTGCTTTGTCTGCTCTGAGTGTGGTAACCAGATCGGCAACGTGTGCTCTAGCCATACGACTCCCATAAAAAAAACACGCTCAATTGCGTGGTTTTTTATTGATTAATTAATTACGTGTTTAATCCGACTCCTCCTTGGCAGCATTAGCCAACGTGTTGAGGTTGTCGTTAATGTTAAGCAACAGGAAGCAAATACCTGTAAAAATACTGGCTACGATCAAACCGACCAATAACCCGCTACCTATCATTAATATTTTCGTTACTATTGGGGTATAGGGGTTCGCGACAAACGAGAACCCTATCAGGCCGCCTCCACCTACGCAGATCAATACCACTACCAACAAACACCCACGCATTAGGTCTATCATCATGTTGCTCATCTTGCCCATACTGCACTCCTTTATTGTTTGTGCGGCATTTTACTCTTCCGTTACCGGAAAAGATAGCGACGAGATATCACCAAGTATTTGATTTAATACGTTTTGATTGAGGGTTGGCTCGTCCTTTTTAACGCTTTTTTTCTGCAGACTAAAATCACTGGAAGACACGATTTTAAAACGACCAGAGGCGTTTAATACTCCGGCATTAAGTTGCTGCAATTGCATTTCAATATTGCGAGAAGGGAACCCACTCTGGCGAATACGTTTCACCCATCGGTAATAGTCCGAGAGTGGCATGGCTCCCAACATTTCGGTTGGACTGACTTGATTTAACTCCATAGCCAGATCTTGCGCAAAGTCCCAAGCGGCCTCTAGGACTTTTCCGGCGTTAACTCAATGTCACTGTCAACGGCACTTTCAGGCTCTTTGTTGAGTTCTTCTGGTGAGTTTAGGGCTTTTAGTATCTCATATGCCGCATTAACTGCCGCATTTGGCCACTGCTTCATCACCATTTGTTGCAGCTCGGTGACGCTGCGGCCGCCCGCCTCACCCTTCAATTCATGCGATAAAGATAAAGCGATGGAATGTGCGACCTGATTGAGCACCTCCATTTCTTTTTCTAAACCGTATTTTAGTTTTTCATCATCCGTTGCGTCGGCATTGGGCTTATCCAATGAAGGACAGTCAACGGAATACTGTAGATCTTGCAATCGGTTTAATGCGGTAAACTCACTTAAAACAAAATGTTCCGAGCCAACCGTCAATGATTTGGTTTTTAAATAAGGCATAATGTCCTCACAGCCAACCCTTTATTAAAAGGGTTGGCGATCCAGTAAATTAAGCTGATGCTTGTGATTGAGCAGGGTGGAGAAAATCTTCGGCTAATTTAGGACGACCTTCGATACCCACGGTAACATCACGCTTCATGTCACTTGAGTTCTCAATCGAACTTGGCACACCAAGGCTAGAAATAATGCCATAATAAAAATTACACACGTTTTTACCTGGGATCTCTGTCGGCGATTTAACACGAAACCACGTTTTTTCTACTTCCCCATTCGTGACATCAAAAATATCAACGAGACGCTTTTGGACAGGTTGTCCTGGTGCGTAACCCAGTTGGAAGCTGAAATCCCCCGAATCTTTCATGCCCGATGATTTTTTTGCATAACCATCATCACTATCTAGGTACGTTTCCGTGTTGACTTCCTTGGTCATGTTAACAGGGGTAATGCCTGCGACGTATCCGGCTTTATCCCAGTTGGCGTCATCAGCTTCGCCCGCTTGAATAGCAGTGTCAATGTCCACGCCTTGCTTTAAGATCCACACTGAGTTTCCTTTTCCAGAAACGGGGATCATGCCATGTTTTGCTGTCATGGGGTGCTCCAATTGTATTGGTGATTAAGATGCAGCGCCCGATAACTGTTATCGGGGCTACGTTCGTAAGTAAAGCCTGATCGCTCTAACGTCACAATGCCTGGGAAAGTCACGCCAATAGGGAGCGCTTCTTTTACCTGTTCACCGATGGCGTCAATGTCATCATCACTGGCGGTGCCATTAAGATAGATAGAGACAAACAAGTTGCCTTCATAGCTCTCCGGCATATCGACATAACGGTCATCACGAGTACCGTCATCGAAATACACTAAAATGGCGGGGGTTTCTTGCTCTGGATCCAAGATCATGAAGGTGGGAAAAACTGACTTAACCCACACCCCTGTCCCATCCGGTTGCGGTTGGTCTGGGATGTTCGCTCTTAGATGATCAGCAATCGCATGACGTATCGCTGTATTTCTTATCATCGCCGTTTTAACTCCTGTCTGAACTTCATGGCCAATGCTCGCTCCATCTCTTTTGGCATATCGAAATTCATCAACTGCCGAGTATGAAACTCCATCGCTTTGGTGATGTTGTCTTTAAACGGTACGGTGGCGACACCCAATGGATAACGACTTTCACCAATACGGTGTAAAACATGCCATTGACCACTGGATACTTTATTAACAAACGCATTTTTATACGTGTGTTTGCCCACTTTAATGGCGGTGTTACCACTGTGCTCTCGCTTCACGTATTGCCCTTGATCATTGCGAGCAGAGCCAGAGACCAAAAAGCCCCCATTTTTGCGACGGATTTGAGTTCTAACCTCCCCTATTGATATGGCGGGAATGTCATAACGGCGAATGCGGGTCACTCGATAAGGCCGTTGTGGGTTCGCTCGCTTAACCACACTGACTCTTGGTCGAATGACTTTGGCTTTCACTTTGACTTCTTTAGCTGCTTGACGAACCGCTCGTCCTTCGGCTTTTGCGCCGACCTTATTTACGGCCATGGCCGAGGCGGCAGGCACAAGCTTTTTGTTGATTGAATCCAGATTTTTTATGGCTTGATCCAATCCTCGTTCTAATCTATGTGACGGTTTGATGCTGGTCATTCTAATACCAATACATACACACCATGCTCACTGATAGGCGGATGCCCTATTCGGCTTTCTATGTGTTCACCAGGAACCACAACCACTTGCCCCCGTGATGGGGTTAATCCTGCTGATTTTGCGTCGGCTTTGGTTAGTGTGATGGTGCGGCGATTGCCTTGCACCGCGCCATCAAAAACCATTTCACCTTCATTGACGATAACGGATACCTCAATGCCTGCAATCGTCGCAGGCTGACCGACACCACGCTCACCAAATAGGGCTCGGTCCAATCGGGACTGAGCCCGAGCCCAACGAGACATTAAGCGACGGCCGCTGCAACGCTAACGTGCGTCGCATTTAATTTCACGGCAATCTCAAGGTGGCCATTGATACCGGCTTCCCATGCTTTACCTGCATACGTTCCTGTTGTATCCGTGCTCACTTCACCATCTTTCAGGTACACGGTTGTCCCTTGTTCAATGGTTGTAGCGGAAGCTTTAGGCAGTGACCATACGCCCGTCGTATGACCCACGCCTTCTTCACCACTGCTGACATCGTTAATGGATACGGCAACCATATCACCAATTACAACCGCTTCACCTGAGCTCACCGCCGCTGCAGCAACAAAGGTAATGGTGTCACCATCTTGTACAAAATTCTTAGCCATCATGATTTCCATTTTGCTAGTAAAAAAAAGACCACCCTACGTTATGTACGGTGGCCTTGCTTTTTGAGTGAAAAATTACGCCTCAGGATCGTGCTTAACAAACGTGCGGTAATCAAGAGGAGCAACACCGGCATCGATGCGCACTTTTGTGGCTACACCATCCACAGTGAAACCTGATTGCTGTTCGATGTACGGCTCTTCAATGCCGTCTAAGTACGCCACTTCAATCGAATCAAACGCCATGTCGGCCGCTTGATAGAACATGTTAGGGTTCGCTTCATCTAAACGAGGCTCACTGATCACTTTCGCAAAGTTTGCGATTGGGTTGATCACATCAGCGCCCGCTCCTTCTACCGAAGTAGAACGGATGATTTGATTTAACTTATCTTCCAATGCTACCGGAGAAAGAACGAAGCCAGGTTTGATATTAAGCGAGGCTTCACCATCTTTTTGAGTTCGCATTAATGTCTTACCTTTTGATAAGGTTTCAACATCCAATTTAGAGCCTTTTACAATGTTTTTATGGTCAGCATGGAAAAGCGCTTTACCATCGGACATTTTATAAGAGCCCGTTAAGATGGCGTATACTAAATCACCAATCGTGCGACGTGCCGAGCGACCCATTAATTGTGGAATGCGCGTTAGCATTTGCATGTCGTCATTGATGATCGCTTGACGCGATAGCGTTAATAACTTGCCATACGTTGCCAATACGATGTCTTCACCACGATCACCCACTTTACCGTATTGGTATTCGCCGCCTTCTGGGATTTTATCTAAGCTACCAAATGTATTTAACCCGACGCGCTTAGATGGACGGAAATCGTTTAACGTGCCTTTTTGCGTCCATTCATGGTAGGTTTCTGGGGCTTCTTCCCAGCCTTTTAGTACCGATTTATTGGCAATATTCATCAAGATATTACCAAAATCACTGCTTGAGTGAGTAAAGGCAAGGCCAACGATGTCGCGGTTAGATAACCCTGAGATACCAATACCACGGTCTACTAAAGAGGCACGAGCTAAAGCATCAAGACGCATGCCGTTATAGGCGTTGTCATTTTCAAGACTTCCTAGCCCTGAACGAGCCATGATGGCATTGGATACCGAATCACTCACTAGGTTGCCGTTACCTGCGTGAATATGAACACCGGCACTTGGTGTGGTGTGTTTACCCATGGCTTCCAGCAATTTATCTTTCGCTTGGTCTACCGTGCAGTTCATGTCAGCAATACAGGCTGCTTCAATGTCTGGGTAACGACCACCAGAGAAACCAAACACACCTTGAATGCCTTGACGACGCGCCGTTTCATCCGCACGAAATTGCGCCATGATGTCCGCCGCTGACGCCGATGGTTGAGCTGGCGTTGGGGTTGGTTCTGGTGGTTGAGTCACTGGTGCTGTTACTGGTGCCGTAGGGGTTGGCGTATTCGCCTGCGGTTTCATTAAGCCTTGTAGACTTTTAGGCATGTTTAAGAGTTCCTTTTGTCGATTTGAATTAATAGAGGCAGCAGCCTGCAATGGTTCGGTAAGCACATCTGCAAAGCCTTGTTCGACAGCTTGGTGGCCATCAATCCATGTTCCTGGCTTTTTCATCAATGCTCGGATTTCATCCTCAGAGAATCCGGTTTTTTCTCGGTAAGCCGCTATCATATTGGTAACGTTACGTTCTAAAAACTCGGCATATTCGATCATGTCTTCGGCTTCACCAACTTGCCCGCCCCATGCGTTATGGAGGTAAAACCAACCATTCTCAGGGATGTGCACAGTGGCATTAGGGACACAGGCGATAACGGAGGCAATGGAAGCCGCCACACCTTGAATGTAAATATTAAGTTTGCCAGTGATGCCTCGCAGCATGTTATAAATGGCAAACCCATCAAGGACATTGCCACCGCCACTGTGGATATACAGATCCACATCGATGCCGGTGAATATGTCATTGGCTTGCAGTTCTTCAGAAAAACGCTGAGCGGTCATGCCCCATCCACCAATCTCGTCATAAATGAAGATCTCAGCAGAGCGACCCGACGTAGCAGCTTTAATACTAAACCACGACTCTGACAACCCAGCGCTGACAGACAATGAGGCTTTACTCATCATCATCGACTGGTGGGCTTGGTTTTTCATCGGTTTTAACTCCTTGATTATTGGATGGATCGGTATCAAACACCAACCCTTGTTTACGGTTCTCTTCTATCTCCTTCACTCGGGCTCGTTTTACTTCTTCTGGGTTATGACCACTGGCTCGTATCCACATTGCTTCAGTGGCGTTGCCACCTTTGATGCGTTCTTTCCAGGCGTCGGTTTCTTTCTTTGGATCAATCCATGGCATCACAGGGGCTAAGTAAACCGCATCAAATAACGTGCGTTTATCAATACCGGCTGGAATGATTAACGGGTCGATACTGCGGAGCAATTCCACCTCTAACCATGCTCGATACACTGGACGAGATTGTTGCGCCACAAACCATTGTTGCAATACGGCGAACGATTCCCACCCTTCAACTAACTCTTGACGTTGAGCACTGTAGGTGCCGTTATAATCACGAGCAATTGAGGAGTACGCTCCACGAGTACCACTGGCCACCATGCGAATTTGACCATTTCTAAACTCTGACAAATGGGTATTTGGTCGGTTAGATTCGATCATTCCAACCTCTTCCCCTTGCTGCAGCTCATCAAAGCAAGTACCAGGACCAAAAGGAATCTGACGACCTTCTTTGGTTTCACTTGGTGGGGTGTATAAGTCTGGCGTTCCTTTTTTAATGTAAAACGCTAAAGCGGCGGCAATACGAGCGGCGACTCGTTCTGATTCTTCATAATCTTTTAAATCGGCTAACCGTTTGATCACCCCATGCAACAAGGTGATTCCCCGAAGTTGATGCAATCGCTTTCTATGAGCCAGATGAAGCATGTTCTCTTTGGGTATGCGTTTAGTTTTTGCGGTAATGCCAAAACTGTCCGATGGATGATCATAAAACACATGATAGGCCAGAGGTTGTCGCCACTGATTCACTTCAATACCTTGAATCACTCGCTTGGCGATTTCGGTCATGTGAAAAGGCACAAAATCAGGCTCTAACGCTTCTAGGCTAAATGGGGTGCCGTTTGGGTTTGGGTGCGTAAGACCAGGAACAACCCCACGCACCAACTGAGTAAACACTTCCCCATCTCTCGCAGCGGTACGAAACAACATGCGCTCAAGCTCTGGTCGGGTATACGTTCCAGTGACTTCTGGACGTAAAGACCACGCTGCCCAACGGCGACGAATTTCTTTGGCTAACTCATCAAGCACTTCCCCATTGGCATCTCTTGGCTGCGGCTCCACCATGATCCCGTTTGCCCCAACCACTCGTTCTTCAAGCTTGTCGAAAATGCCGATCACCAAATCATGGTCTTCGTCTAATTTTCTGGCCTGCTCTCGCAAAGAGACGCCTCCAATCGCAACGGATTGGTTGGCTGATTGAGTTTGTCGTTTTGCTTGATGCGTTCTGCCTTGCTCTGCAGCTTCATAGCCCATGACGGCAAAACGAGCATTAAGTTCTTGACGGTCTTTGACTCGCTTAAGCGCCCACGAGGGGGAGATGGGACTGATCATTTTTTCAATCCAACTCATGAAAACCTCGCAAAGCTTGGTGAATGACGAGAACGGCCACTCTGTAACCCACGTTTCCGCTGTTCCATTTCATGACGACCTTTTCGTATATCGCCTAGATTTTCACTGGTTACCGTTCGACCTTGAAAGGTGACGGTTTTTCCTGCCAGCACATCCAACTCAGCTTGGTAATAGGCATCAATTAACGCTTGTACTTGCGCTAGTGTCATAACCAGCCCCCTTGTTTATTGATTGCACCCAACCAATTCCCACTGCTTGAACTTGCAGAAGGAGAGGCAACAGGTGCGGTTGGTTTGGTTTTTGGTTTGGTCGGTTCAACCTCGACTAAAGCTGGACCATGACCACCGGATAAGTTATCGAGATTAATACCAAAACGTTGCTGCGAAATTCGTAAGGCGGCAACCGCCAGAACGGTACAGTCCAACGCTTCGTTACGACGTTTGCCCGCATCCCATAAGTAGCTCTTACGACCGTTTTTATATTTCAGTACTTTTCGCTCTGCAGTCAGCTGTTTAAGTTCAGCCTCACCACAGATCTCATCGTTCATTGGTAAATGAATACAACCAGGAACAGAGACGCCCGGTTGCGGATCGACACGAAGACGACTGATGATTAACTCTTTGGCGTTATCGGTGCCAATTTGAGTAAGGAAACACCCTTTGGATGCGCCTTTTTTCGATGGGGTTCGAGGGAAATCAGCAATCGGTTTACCATACGTTGACGCCCCTTTGGTTGGAATAACATACGTCACCCCAAGCTGACGGCTCATGGCATAAACTTCATCGGTATAGTGACCACCAGAATCCCAACACCAACGACCAACGCCCAGTACTTGCCCATCAAAACGGGTGTACTGTTGGCGAATTTTCTCAGCCACTTTCTTTTTAAGCTCATCACTGGCGGGATCACCATGTAATATCCAACGGTCAATGAGCCAACTCTCTTCGTGCGCACCAAACCCATACACGTAACCTTCATAACGGTCATCTTGGGTGTCAATGCCACCCGTGACATACACCACGCCATTGGGCACTTTGTTGTCAGGGTACAGCTCTCGGCGACGGTGGAGATCTTCCCACTCCAATTTCTCGCCCACTTCGTCATCCCACGTTTCACCCAAAGTGGTATTCACAAACGTTTTCAGTTTGCCAATATCATCTTTCGCTTTGAGAAAATCGATGACGATGCGGTGCCAGGTTGTAAACGGACTGTAAGCCGTCCAAATATGAAAACTGACGTGTTCAGGTGTATCGATTACATGATTGGTTTCGTCATACCATTCAATGCCATCAACGGTCCAAATCGCAGTACGCTCACAACGCCATACGCCGGACGTTTCCTGCATTTCCATTAACTCTTGATTTCGAATAACACATCCATTGTGCTCACATAAGTAGTACGCCGATGAAATATCACTTTCTTCCCACTTAATGCCGCACGCTTCTTCAGGGCCGCCCCATTTCAGGAATTGCTCCTCACTGCAATGTGGGCACTTTAAATGAAAGCGAAGATAGTGCGGTGACTCCTCGGCCGCTCGCTCAATCTGACATTTCCCTTTAATCTTTGGCGTTGAACCTCGGATCGATTTTGGAAATACGGCCCCTTCGATACGTTTATCACCAAGGAACGTGGGTGAACCTTCGGCTTCAACATCTTCGTCAAAGGCCGCCAGCTCATCATAGATAACCGTATCAGCGGAGTGCTCACGATAGTTATTGGCTGACTTTCCCCCAAAGCACCACAACTGCTTGCCGTGAGTGAATCGCTTTGAGTCAATGGTGTTATCTCGGTGTTTCTTTCCAAGCCATGGTGCTAACTTATGCCACAAGGGCACGTCACGAATGGCGGTTTCAACTTGTTTTTTCATGAAACGCTGAGCGGCGCTATCCGTCGGCTGATACAGCAAGATGTTTCGCTTCTTGTGCTCAGACTGATAACCGGCAACCGCCAACAGCATTTTTGAATAACCCACACGGGCACTCTTAACAAAATCAACGGTTCTGATCTCATCGTTGCCCATGGCGTTCATGATCGCCACCTGAAACGGAAGCGTTTCCCAACGACCTTCTTGATAAGAGGATTCACTGGAAAGGTAAAAGTTTTCGTTTGCCCACTCCACCGCCGTGACAGGAGTCGGTCGGTATAACGGGCGCAGGCCCGCCCGAACGGCAGCCTGCAGATTCTTAATCTGAGCTGGCAAGATATTCATCAAGGTAATCCGGTATTCGAGAATCAAGATCAGCCGCTATGTTTTGCGCCTTAACCAAGTCCCGACGCAGATGCTCGATGTGTTTTGCTTCCAATTCAGGGAAACGACGCTTAAACGACAGCGGAACGGTATCGAGAATACTGGCCACTTCTGACGATATTTTCGATAAACAAAAAATGTTGAAATCAGTTTCAATCACCTCACGGCGGTCTTTGGCGTTTTTAAGCTCTTGGCCATCCGCTTGAGCGGAGGTCAATCGCAAACGTTCATGGTCCATGGACTTTCCATCAACCTCATCCGGTTGCGATTCATGGATCCTAGGTTGGTATTTTTCGATCTCGTGACTGACGCGGTTATGCACCACATTCGCCACCGTGTAATACACCGAGCGCCCCACCTTTGCGATCGGCTCCACGCCCCATTTATCAAAGGCTTGGACACTGATCCCAAGACTTGCAGCCATGGCCGATTTATTCAGCCAATGGGGCTCTGGCCGAAGTGCGTTTTTAGGGGGTGACATTTAAACAACAACCTCACTCAGAAGATCTTCGTATGTAGTGAAAAGCCGCGCAGCTGAATACCCGTGGAGGGGGAGGGTCTCAGGAGTACCTTTTGTTTCTTGGCGGCTCACAGGCATCATCGCAATACTCATAGGAAAATGGGCTAACAACTCACTTTCCAATGGATATGAGAGAGTGGTCGGCGCTAGACACAGGGGCGATAGTCGCTTTCGCGTTAGGGTTGCCATTCATTGCTTGTCGTAGCGCCGTTCAATCGCAGGCAGTTAACATCAGCCTGTCATGATGTGTTCATTCGTTTTGTTATGGGATAACTAATGCGTTAAAGACTTCCCACATCTAACTCATCCCTGCCTTAACGGCCGTTCATGCGGGATTCGTCGCCATCACATGAGGTGCATTTGGTTTACATTAACTAGCCAGGTCTTGCTTGGTGGTAATCAATGCAACGGTTGAGCTGGTCGATATAGATCATCAAGTTAACGAAGGAGCGTTGAGGGTAATAGATACCGCCATCTTCCACCGTGTACGATTCCAACTGCGGGGCAGCTGGCTTGCAATCAATTGAATCAATCAGACTTGGTTGACTTCTCATCCCGAGTGATTGACACCCGCCCAACACTATGACCAAAGTACTCAGCATGGCTGCTTTGAGGGTCTTTCTTAATCCCATTGAGTCGGTCCTCTCTGCGGATTTGTTTTGCTTCGGCTCGATGCCTATCCAGTTCGGCAAAGAACCGTTTAATCACCAACGGAATAACGGTCACCCAACTGGGAAAGGTCATGGCTTTACTCGTTTAATGTGTTTGGGGTCATTCCCTAGATCATTACTGGCCGTGCCTTTATTGGCCGCTAACCATTCAATCAACGTAATGAGCCAATCAGGTAACTTGGCCAACCACGATGGCGGGATGAGCTGACGAACTTGAGACCAAACCACCAACCCAACCGCAATCCAACCCCCAATCGCTTGACCATACTCACCAAACAACGTGGTTAATAACGCCATCCAATCAAAAGGGATAAACTCGGGACTGAGTCCAGAGGCGAATGCGGCGGGGGCAATCATAAAGAACGCCACCATCATTAGGTATTTCATGTTGCTTTACTCCTATCAAAAAAAAGGGCAGTCAACATGACCACCCAATTAACGCACCATCTTGGCGCTTAACAATGCAGAATCTCCATAGGGAAATTCGCTTTGAACTCTTCGACCGTGCCCGCCCCTAAGTGGGTGTTGTAATGGTCTTTCCAATACTTGGCTAAACCATCTATGTCCCCCGCTTTGGGTAAGGCGTCTTTTTTACGTAAGTAATGAACACGACACATAGCAACCGCAAACGCCAAGTTAGTGATTAACTCTTTTTCGTCGGGACGCATGTCATCATCTAAGTTAGCGATACTCGCAAGCTCAGTGACTTGGTTTGCTAATCCGCGCTTATAAGCCAAATAGTTATCCCAAATGTCTTGATAAGTGGCGGGTTCCATTTGAATGATCCCAAGCGCTGGACCGCTGCCCAACTGCTTAAGGTACTTGGCACGGCTTTCTTGATAAATCGTACCGACCACCAACTGTTCCGCCGCCGAACTGTGTAAGTTAAGCTTCTTCAATGTTGGGCGAACGACCAAGGCCGTTAATTGTTTTGCATCCATCATGATGGGTCCTTTTGTTGGCGTTTCTTATCGAAATGCACATAGATATCAAAAACAAGGCGACCCGCTATCACAAGCAAACCGCCCAAAGAAATTAAGTTGGCTGCCGTGATTTCAGACGTTGTCGCCGTGATTTCAGCGGCCTGCTGTGCTTTAGCCGCCACTTCATTACTAAAGAAACTCACACTGGTCCCGCCCCCATACGCAATCAGGCGGCCTTTCCAATCGTGAAGTCGTTCAAATAGGAGGGTAATTAGATTTGACATAAGGGTTCGTCGGTCTACCAGTCTAAATTTGAAGAATAAAAAAAGCCCCAGCAAAAATACTGGGGCTTTGGGTCAGTGCTAGGACAACGCTAAGGAATAATTGTGGGGCTGATTCAGCGACACCAACACCACAATGACAAGAAAGGTAACTCAGAATGCCAATACAAGCAACACCAAACGTGTGTAAATAACACTTTTTGTGTTGTTGATAGCAAAAAAAATACCTGTGACCCGTCACAATGGCTGTTTATTTGCAAATGTTCGCTTAAACCATCCAGAAACATTGTCAGCAAATTGCCCAATCTTAGTTTGCGCTTCCGTCAATTTTTTCTTTAACGAATCATCAATACCGATTCTAACCACGGGAAACGCACCGCTTCTTGGTAACGCCAATGACAGAACTGGCCCCTCTTCATGAAATTTCGACACTTCATCATAGGAAGCCCCCACCTGTATCGTTCTCTTTTTCGTGAAGCGGTACAAACGCCGGCGCATTTTTGCTTTAAAAGCACGTTGCGGGATCCCTTTCTTTCTTAAACATTTACGGTGATGACTTAATCTCATGGCTTTAGCTCCTGCTTATATTGGCCACCATGGCTGTATTGACAATAATAATCTCCCTCGAACACACACGCCCCCCCTGGTTTATATGGATCACCGCACTTACCACAGCACTGGTGCTTTTGTTTATGCGCTGTGACTTTCTGGTGATAAGCCTTAATCAAAGCTTGGGTTAACTCATTAAAATCCGTAATGCCGGTGTAATCGAGAATTTCTTGCGTGATTGCTTGATAATGAGGTGACAGGGTCACACTCCTATCTTTAAGACCTGCAGCGCGTTTTCTTTCTCGCTCCGCTCGTTTTCTTAACGTTTGGTCGCTTGGTTGATCGCCGGTTGTAATATCAGAACGTTCTGTTGTCATTTTATGCCTTACCCATGCCCATGCGTTTGTGTTTACGGCCTTATCCCACTTGGGCTTGTGAGATAAACCTCTCTCCCTGCCAATAACACAACTTAGCGAGAGGAAAGTGTAACTAATGCCACTCTAAAGACGTCAATTGCACCGCTTGAACCTCTTCAAATGGGCTGCGTAATTCTTGTCGGGCCAACACGATAAGCGGCACCCTCTCCCAATTCAGCTCTTGTGCCTCATTCCATACGCACCGCCACGGTGACACCGCCCCAAAACTGGCCCCATAAACAGGATCATAAGCCTCTTTTTGCAAATCCAACGTATCAATGATGCTGTCCACGCTCTTACCGAGATAAATCTCCGTCTCTTCCCCTATCCAAAAGAGTCGATACGACCCCAAAATGAGCGATTCCATCATCCGCTTGGCTTGCTTATTGCGTTTGCGTTTTGCCATTTACGATTCTCCTGTGGTTTAAATCGTTAGATCAGGCGTTGATCATAGCCATCCTGCGGCTTTAATCGCGGCGTTTTGTTTTTGCGATCTTCCCGTGGTCTTCCCATGGAAAATAAAAAATCCTTGGTCATCCAGCCACGCATGATAGGTGGCTAACGCCTCTCTTTTTAGGTTTTCCGTAGTCGTATGAATGTACGCTTGATCTAAATCTGAAAGTTTATGATTGAGTAAGCGCTCCCCAACAAACTTATCCACACCTAAGTCAGCCAAACGACTGCGGGCTAATTTTCGGCAATCGTGGCTGGTCCACTCACCTTGGCTGATGCGTTGATAAATGTCGTTAGCAGGATCTTTACCCATTGGTGTTTTATTGTTACCGCCAGGGAATAACACCAATGTGCCCTCTGACTGAGTCGCCTTATAAGCTTGCAATAAGGTGATCACTTGCTCAGTCAATGGAAGGTATAACGTTTCTTTGGTTTTGGTGTGACTGGCAGGCAAGCGCCACACCTGATTTTGCCAATCAATGTGACACCATCTTGCCAATCGTGTCTCGGTGATGCGGGTAGCATGCGCCAATTGAAGCAACACCAACATGCGCTCTTTCCAACCCACGTTCGTAAGCGAATCAAACAAGGGGGATACCATCGGAGGGTGAAGTTTTCCCTCTTTGGCGGTTACCTTAACTTGAATAAAATCACTCAATTGAATGGCCGACATCGGATTATGGGTCAACATCTCTTCACGAGCGGCCTGCATAAACGCCGCTTTTAAGATCGCAAAATACCCCTTAACCGTGCGCAGCTCGTAATGTTGCTGCAATGGCCACACAACCAACTTCTTAATGTGATGTTTTTTAACCCCCATTAATGGCAAGTCATCCAACACAGGTAAGAAATGTTTGGTGATGACCGATTTAATGGCACTTTTACGGCCTTTGCTGTGCTGTCTTGAGGTGTCAACGTGCTCTAAGTACCAACGCAAACAATCGCCAAACGTCAACCAATCACTGACGGTTTCATTATCTCCCGTGGCTATTTTTGCCAACTTTTGTGGCATAAGAGCCATTAAGGCATTCACGGGCAATTGTGGCCATGAGCCCAATCGCTCCCATCGTGCTTTTCCGTCACGGCCATTATGTTTACGTTTATCAATGAACCACCAAGAGCCACCCACCGGACCCACTGACGCATCTCTATTTTTCCAAAAACGCAATTCTAAACGGTAGCGTTCATCACTCAATCTCGTGATGCTTGGGTTTAATAGGTGACGAGCAATGGCTTTGTCGGTCATGCGTAAGCGTTTGGTGGTCATGGTTGATCTCTAAAAAGCAAATAATTGATTAAAACGACGGGCTTCTTCGATGTCTTCAATACGACGACGCACTTGAACACGATTAGCATCGGGTTTATTGGCTTTTTTGTCCGCTCGTGTACGTGGGCGAGCATTAATTGGGAAGTGAAAAGCGATTCGTTCCATGGGGTTATCCTTACTTTGCGTTTGTGTTTACTTAACTATTTATGCTTTTTTAAGCCGGATAATCGGTCTTTAAAATAAGCGGCTATCGAGGTGTATTTTTTAGTTGGCTTGGATTGCGACCCTTTTTCTAACAATTTAGTCAATCTAGAATCAGGATCAACGCCAAGCAACATCAAAAACGCCTTAGGATCATATAAAAGGTCGGTATGATGATCATCACTCTCCCCAAACACCCATTTAAGATTAATCGGTTGATACCCACCAATATCTTGAACAACCAATCTAGACCCGCACTTTTTGCATTGAAAATAGTCCGTATGCCCCGTGGAAAACGCCAGCATCCACTTATGAAAAAAACGGCATGGCTTCGCTCTATTACTTTCCCATTTTATTTTTATTCCCTGCCAAGATTTTAATTTCACATTACACCTCCAAACATTGTTTAATATGATCGCGGCCTTGTGCCAAATAACGGCGATAAGTGCGCAAACTCACGCCCAACACCATAGCAATGGTCGCTTGGTCCGCATCAATCGACACACCAGGCACACGAATCGCGCCATAATGGATTCGTACCACCTTAGCCACCATTGGCTTTTTTCCTGCGAGCGCCATCAATGCCGACTCAATATTGGCTTCAACACAATCCAGAACGGGGCCTTTTTTACCGCCGCTTCCAAAACACATCACACCTTTATTTGCGATCATTACTTCCATCATTGATGCGCCTTGAGGCATCACCCCGCCAAGATGAACCCATCGGGCCCACATCTCCATCAACGTGTCGAGTTCCTTGCGAGGTGTCGCCATGATTACTCCACCGTTACCAAGTATTGTCGTGTGCCGTTACTTGTTGCCGTTCGCGTTGGCATCATCACGCAACGCTTACTTCCGCAATACCAAAAACGAGCGCCCGTTTTTACATCACGACCCGCCGCTAATGGGGATTTCTTAAAGTGAGCCTTTAAATGATCTTCGGCTTCTTTCTCACTGGTTACTAAAAACTTTGTGGACATAACTCAACACTCCTTTAAGCCACTCTTTGGCGGTATTTATTACGTAAAAAACACTCTGAAAACGCCTCATCAGGGCTTAATACTTCCACATCAGACTCACTCAACCCAGAGGGAGAGATCAACACATCTTCTTTTGAAATTGCCCCCTTAATATTGAGCAAGCCACTAGGAAAGTGACGATGTAAATTACAAAACAGCGCGTGCTGACCGCGCAAATAATCAATTTCCTCCATAGAGTTCGCTCCGATAACCACATTCAGCACCAAAGGAGAACGATGAAGTAACATTTTCAAACGCTCTACTCGATACAAGGGATCAGGAACAAAACCAACATCGATGGTGACCACCTGAGGTTGTTTTAAATGAGTTAGCTGAGTGTGTACCTTATTCCTTTCGCAACAGTCCATGCCCTGAATTACCATGATCAACATATCCCACTCCCTACGCCGCTTTTTTGATGGCTTCTCGGTTACATTCAAAATCTCGAACCCAACGTTCCAGATCAAGCAATCCACCGGATTGATTCAAAATCACCACCAACTGACGAGGTCGCGGAAAACGATGGAACCCATACCACATTCGCAATGTGGATTCAGGATAACCCAGCAGCAATACCGCTTTTGCAATCCCAATTTTGTCCACCCATTCCTGGTAAGTCATAGACGGTGCCTCCTTATTAACACAATTCGGGATGATTATAATCTCTTTTTGTGTTAATAACAATCACACTTTGTGTGGTAAGTAGATCATTTTGTGGTAAAGTTAACTATTATATGTTTAAGGAAGTACTCACCGTTGTGAGTACATAAAGAAAGACAACACTAGGCATTCACGGATGGACGCGTGAACACTTAGAATAGCGTTAGGTAAATGATATGAATAGGAATGAAGAGTTCGGTAAGAGATTAAGAGAACTTAGAAAAGAAAAAGAAATAAAAGACGGGAGAAAACTCACCTGTGAAATGGTTGGTAAGGCCATTGGCATGACGCCATCAGGCTATACCAATTATGAAAACGGATTACGAATACCCAAGCTTGACATAATAGAAGACATAGCCATTTTTTATAAAGTATCACCCTCTTACATTGCTTGTTTTAGCGAAAACAAAGGTAACAGCACCAATGAATCGTTATTAATAATGCCACAACTTACCGAACAAGCTAAGGCGGAAAGTGCTTCTATATTAGGGGATTACGCTGTTTCCCCAGAATTACTATTAAAATCAAATATAAATAAAGAGAACATATTACTTGAGTTAATAAAAGACAATTCAATGTCGCCTCACTTATTTAAAAATGATTTTATATTAATAAAAAAAGAAAACCTCACCCTATTAGATAATTTAGCGTTTGGGATTTACTGCCTAAAAGATAAAAATAATCAGCTATGGATACGATGGGTAAAACCAGAACTGGATGGCTCTTATAAAGTGTACCCAAATAACACGACTCATTATGAATCTTATACTTTTAGCAAAGAGGAATTTTCCGAGTTTAGGATACTTGGCAGCATATTCAAAATAATAAGAACCCCAAACTTTGATGATATATAACCAATAAAAAACCAAGAAAAAATAAAAAATAACACCGTATACACAAAGAAACATACAAAATAGTGGCCTAATGTCACTATTTTTTTAATTTCAAACAACACAAAACGTGATATTATCCAACACAGAACGCATACTTTAGGATTGTAAAATGACAGAACAACACCAACTAGACACACTTCTTAATGGCTACCAAAACACTCTACCAACGACACGCCAAGGAGCCATTGTCATCAAAAAATTAGAGATGGCCTTAGCGCCTTACCCTGCTTTTTTCCGTGAAATTCAGCAAAACGCATTAGAAGAACTCAAAGCCTCAAACCCTGAAGCGGTAGAAGAAATCGAATTTGCGCTTGAATCAGCTCAACAAGCTATCGAACAACATTGTCGAGGTTTAAAACTCGTTACCCAACTGCTTAATAACGACTAAGGGGGCGTCATGGACAACGCAAACCTAACGCTACACCCACAACAGCTGCACCCTATTGAACAACAATTATTACTGGCTCATGCCAGTGGAATGACCAACCGCCAAATCGCTCAGCAAATAGGGACCGACATGGCAACGGTCAATCAATTGAACCGTCAATTACAAAAAAACCTAGAGGCCAACAGCCTGCCTCATGCCATTGCTCAAGCCTTTATCAAAGGCATATTAACGGTAAGAAACGGCGTAAATATCATTAATAGTCACGCAATAGTAAGAAGCCTTTGTTTATGCCTGGTGATCATTTCAGGCATGCAAAGCATCGATATCAACCTAATGAGAACCCGAGCACCACAACGCAGCAACCGCACACCAACCACCGTAATGCGAGTTGGACAAGCTGGACGAAATAAGGAATTAAACGCATGAAAAACCAATTAATTGATTTAAATAACCACCTATTTGCAGCAATTGAACGTCTATCTGACGAAGACATGAGTGGCGATGAATTAAAAAAAGAAATCAGTCGTTCAAAAGCCTTATCTGCATTATCCAAAGACGTTATTGCCAATGCGCGATTAGCATTAGATGCCAAACTCGCCATTGGTGTACACCTAAAACAAGGTGAACTGCCAACCATGATCGAATCCCCGAAAGCATAATAAGGGCACATCATGACTCAGTTATTAACAACACAAAAATCAAAATATATTAGCTACACACAAGAGCAAGCCGAGTTCATTGAAACAGGCTATAAAAAGTGGGCATTACCAGAGCTGACTACTCGCTTTAATCATAAGTTTGGAACTACAAAAACAACAAGTCAGCTCAGAAGCTTTACCAAAAATCACAAAATAAAATCTGGACGAACGGGTTGCTTTACCAAAGGGCAAAAACCGCATAATGCCGGCACCAAAGGGTTAATGAAAGCCAATAGCGGAAGCTTTAAAAAAGGAAATAAACCACATAATCACAAACCCGTAGGCTCAGAACGAGTGAATGTTGAAGGCTATGTCGAAATAAAAACCAAAGAACCTAACATTTGGGAACTGAAACACCGAGTCAATTATCAGCAAGCTCATGGGGAAATCCCGCTTGGCCATAACGTAAGGTTCAAAGATGGAGATCGTGAAAATTGCGATCCAGAAAATTTATTCTTAGTTGATAACCACGAAAACGTCTTATTGAACCAACGATATAAATTAAATCATCAACCAACAGAAATAAAAGACACCTTAGTTTTACTGGCACGAATCGACGTAAAAACAGCGCGATTAATGGAGAAAAACGCATGAGCACCATTAAAAACCCATCACAAATGATAAACCAAAGCAGTGGAGCGGTTGAGTACTACACTCCACCATTATGGGTTACTGCAGCGCGTGAAGTATTGGGTCATATTGAGTTAGACCCTGCCAGCTCTTTAATCGCAAACAAGACCGTAATGGCCACACGAATATTCACAAAAGAGCAAAACGGACTTTCTCAATCTTGGAAATCGGACACGTTATGGATGAACCATCCATTTCATCGCGGTGAAAAACCTTGCCCTAAAAATCGAGTTAAGTGCAAGAAAAAGACATGCAAAACCCGTGGATACCATATTGATACCGCAATCCCTAGCAACATGGACTGGATATCAAAACTTATTAGTGAATACGAACAAGGAAACATAAAGGAAGCCATTTGCATTACCTTTGCAAACACCTCCGAGGGTTGGTTTAAAAAATTATTACCTTACCCGCAATGCTTCCCGAACGGACGGATTCAATATTACAAACCCGATGGAACCATCGATAACAACGTAACAAAAGGCAGTTGCATAACCTATCTAGGAAGAAACCCTAAAAAGTTTCACGCAACGTTTAAGAACTTGGGCACCGTGAAAGTATCCATGTAATTGCCAAGTTAAGAATTAAAGATTTAAAGAATTAAAGCGCCATGTTCATTAAATAAGTGACATAACATTAATTCGTTATATATACAGTAAAAATTGTCTACCAGCCGAGACAGTCACGAATAACTCTGGATGGGTATGGAGCTTTACCAAACTCAAAATAGGTAAATTAGAATGAATATTGAAGAAACAAAAATCAAGAAACTATTCATAAATAACGTTGATGGCCTAGATCCTATAACTGTTTATCTTGAAGATTCAGAAGTTGGTAAGGGAAAAATTACTATTGAATGTTGGGGTAAATCTTGGTCTGCATATTGGGGGGCCATTGGTGGTAAATCTTTAAGTGATTTCTTTTGTAAACAAAATGCTGAGTATTTAGCTAACAACCTATCAGATTATCGCCTTGAAAAATACGAACCTGATTTTGATGCTTTTAAAAAAGAAATCAGACAAAAGATATGCGAAATGAGAAGGGATAACTGGCCAACATTTATGGACGGACATTTAAGTAAAGAATTAGCCAGGCAGTTATATGATATTGAAGAGTGGGATGAATTTATATCTTCAAATCCATATGAGCCAATTATATGCCCTAGTTTTATTGATGAAGATGAATTTAAAGATCTTGATTTTCAAGGGTTTGATGTTCCTGATAAATTAACCAGTGAATACAACTATTTAATTTTAATAGTTAAAACAGTCCAAGAAGCATTAAATCAACTAAATAAAGAATCGGTGAACCAGATATGAAATCAATCCCAATGATATTTAACACTGAAATGGTGCAAGCCCTATTAAGTGGAAATAAAACAGTAACTCGCAGACCATCAAAAAAAGAAATCACATATTCAAAAAATGGAGGGTTTATTTGTGATGGATATATGCATGGAATAGGTTTTACGCACGAAGAAACTATGCGAAATTTTACAAGCAGTAAATATGCTCCTGTTAAAGTTGGTGATGAAATCTATGTTCGTGAAACTTTTGCTTCATTGGATCATAACCTTACAAACTCGACACACTTACTTGGTAAAGTTCACGAAGTCAGATACAAGGCATCAGAGAACGAAGCTTTAGGTAATGAAAGTGATTGGGAAGTTAGAGGTTATAAATGGCACCCTTCAATCCACATGCCTAAATGGGCAAGCCGTATCACTTTAAAAGTAACAGATGTTCGCGTTGAACGAGTTCAAGATATAACCGAAGAACAATCAATTAAAGAAGGTGTTTACCCTGCGTTTCCATCTTCCTTAGTAATGCCTCATAGAACCTCTTTTATGGACCTTTGGGATGATATCTATCCTTTTACTTGGTGTCATAACCCTTATGTATGGGTTATCGCGTTTGAAGTGATTAAACCAAATACTGAATCAGTGAACTAGGAGAATATTATGATTAATGCGGTTGAAGTAGAAAGAGACGAAAATGGATTCTGGACACACCCACATTTTCCAAATCTTGGTGAGTTATGGAAACCTTACAAAGATTGGGCGGAAGAGAACAACATTAAGTTCGCCAATGTCTGGTTTGAATGTGATGCTTCTGAGGAACTTGAAGAGCGTTTTTATGAAAAGGAAGATGGTTCAGCCATTACCGAATGGCAACCAACAAAACCAGCTGATAACGCTTTCTTGCTTTCTATTCATGATACGGAAGATGGTCCTGTTGCCATTTGGGCTTTACCAACCACGCAAACGGTGAACTAGATGAATAATGATACTGACATTGCCAACGATGTAAAAACCCTTGCGGATAAATTCGTACCAAAACGAGAAATTCAGACCATGCTAAATCTTACAACTAGAGAGTTAGATAAGATTGCAATTAAAAACGACATCGAATTCAAAGGAAATAAACGTTGGGATGAAGAAGATTCTGAAAGACTAGCTCAAATGGCTTTCGATGGTTATACATTAAAAGAAGCGGCCAAAGAACTTGGAAGGAATTATTTTCAAACTGCAGCCTATGCGTCTCGACATAAGATAAAATTTGCAGGCAGCAAAACCAGACGATGGAAAAAGAAAGAAAAGGAATCATTCAACATTAGCATGCACGCAAATTTATTAAACGCGGCATTATAACCAAACAACAAAACGGACAAATAGACATGAAAAAATTAAATATACCTTGGTTATCTTGTGATAATTGCGGCAATAAAAATATCACCGTATACACAGAGCAAGGCCATGAAACTTGGCTTTATGATGACGATGCGGCAAAGTGTGAAAAATGCGGCAATGCGGGATTAATTGAATGTGATGATGAAATTGCTCAAGTTGTATGGAATGAACCAAACAACCAAATGGCCAAACAATAATGGAACAATACGGTTGTGCAAACCGATTCAATGGCGGTTATCTTTGTGAATACACCGCCAAACAAAGGCAAGCTACAGAGCGACACAAGCGAAGCGATATAATAAAATTTACTCGAATCATCTCGTTTATCAAACAAACCCCGTTAACGATAACCAGGATAAAAGAAGAAGCCTTCTTTTTGTAACCCCTTCCAATAAAGCCGCACCTTTGCGGCTTTTTTCATACCTAAAAAATATGTATAGCATTAATGCTATACATACAAACAAAACTGCATTATATTATGTATAGCAATAGTGCTATACATAAGGAACACAAACGCATGAATACCTCAACAACCCGCATTATCATGATTGGCTGCCGTAAAGGTGGAGTAACCAAAACCACAACGACAGTTAACCTTGGTTATGAATTAAGTAAGATGGGGAAATCCGTTTTAGTACTCGACTTTGATGGGCAAGGAGACAGCACCAAGTTTTATGGCCGTGAAGAATCAGAGTTCTACATTGGTGATGCATTACTTGATCGCAAATTCGATATTAACAAAGCCATCTATCCGGCCATCATTAACGATACTGAGCAAGAGAACTTACACATCATTCCAGGACGTCGTGGAGACATCATGACAAAACTTGATATGGACATGATCTCACTTACTCGTAGAGAAGAACGATTAAAGCTGCATTTAGATAAAATCAAAGGTCATTATGATTTCATCCTTATTGATACTAACCCTGGCACATCCGTACTTGGATTAAATGCAGTAATGGCAGCAACAGAATACTTATTCCCAACTGAATACAAAGAGCACAGCCTCGATGGCGTAGAAACATTACTTGAACATATTCAAGATGTGAAATTCATCGACGAAGACGAAATTAAATTTATCGTCGTACCATCAAAAATCAGCAAGACAGCAAAAAAAGCACTCGACTATGGCAAGAAATACCTAGCAGAACGTTGGCCAAACAACACAGCAAAAACCACTATTTGGGACCGTAGCCTATTTACCGAAGCTGAAATGGAACATGAACCAGCAAGTGTAATTAACCGTGGCCACGTTGCCGCCGTATACTATAAAGAGTTAGCAAAAGAGGTAATTGCCAATGTCTAACCAATTACAACAACAGCTCGATGAGCTAAAAGAAAAAAAGAAACCGACGGGCACAGAGCGAGCACAAATAAAAGTGCTCGAACGAAAAATAAAGCAATCCAAGAAAGAAACAAATGCAGAAGACAAATCAAAAACGAATGTGTTTGCGACAAAGAAACCAACCACAAAAATAAACCCACTTCCGGTACGACTTATTCAAACCGAAAGAGACATACTAACTAATGTGGGAAACCGATTAAAAACCGACAGCATTGACATGGTAATAGACATACTAGGGACTGACGGATTAAAAGACATTAATGATACCAAACTTCTAAGAGCGGCCGCTTATCTTTTAGCTGAAGCAAGTGACACTCAAATACTTGAAGCAATTAAAGAATCAAAGCTCAATATGATCCGTTAATATTATGTATAGCATTAATGCTATACATAGAAATAAAAGCAGTATATATTTATGTATAGCACTTATGCTATACATACCTAAATAAAGAAAAAGCCGACGAGTATCTGACCCCACGTCGGCTTATCGTGACCACCTAACATAATAAGGAATTAAGTTATGTCACACGCACAATATACAGCAATACAAAATACCCGTCTAACAGATTTAGCCAACGTGCCATCAGGGCTATTAATTCAATACCTTGCCCAAAAGCCTGCTTGGTTGCGTAATCAAGTATTTCGAGCGCTAGCAAGTGGAGCATGGGCTCGATGAACTGGTCATTACCAAAGACTTGTTTTAGTTGTCAGCACTATCAGCAAGAAGGGTATAAACATGACGAGCTGGCACCAACAATCAATAAATACGGTTTTAGTTGTGAACCAAAACAACAACGATATGGTTCATGTGATAAAAAGCAATGCCATGTATTTTGGAATGAATCCACCTGTCCATCTTACACCCAAGAACTCGGCATAAATACACATGAGTGCCAATCAAGACCAAAGGCAATGCAACCTCATCAAGATAACTTGTTCTAACAAAAAGCCCCGCACAAAGCGGGGCTCATCATTTTTAATTCTGTATCATTCCTTACAACACCTTAGTTCTGCGACTAAGGACGTTAATAAATTCAATCCTGACTCGATCTCGATTCGAACATCATCACCAGTATCGTTAGCCCTACGAATCACACTTAGAATAGCGACCATTTCATTACATAATTTATTTTTTGTTATTTTTGTAACGCTCATTTATATACCTGCCAAAGCAAACAATTAAGACGACATCACAGACATTAATTTTCATAAATTGAAATTAAGCATCATAACGTGACCGCTGAACTATGCCCACATAGTAACAGTGTGTAAATACACTTTCCCAAAACAGTCCTATACTTAAGCCTACAAGGCTAAAATTGTCCTATTGAGAGGTGAATAATGTCTTACGACCCATTGATAAAAGCAATAAAAGCACGAAGAGAAGCCGCCAAGCTATCGCAAGAAGATGCAGCAAAGCTCACAGGCGTATCATTAAAAACGTATCAACGCATAGAGAACGGGCAAACCGACATGAAGATGTCACACTACAGAATATTAATTAAAAATCTAAAAGTAAGTGATTTGGATATTTCGCTCGACATGCTTGGAGTGGACACAGCAACACCATGGGATGTTGCTGCAGCGGCCAGAACCCTGCCGCCCGAAATAAGGGCGACATTAGTTTCTTTGATCATGATGCTTTATCGAGACAAAGGCGGTGACGGAAGCTAATTATTTTTCAGCATCTAACACCGCACCCATTATTTTTTCAAACAGCATCTTATTTGGCGAGACTGAATTGAATTGCTCTTGCAAAGACAATACCGCCGCGCCTGCCGCATGAATATCAGCCATTTTTTTTTGTAACACCGAAATGCTCGATGCTAATTTATCGAGCCGCCAAACCACAATAATATCCCCTGTACAAAGCTGAGCGATAAGTTCGGTAATTTCTTTATCACATTCGATCTCATCACACCCATACTCCTGAAGGGCTTTCATTTGAATTTCAATGTCATTATCTTGGGTCACGTAGCCATATTTCATATCACCTCCTAATTGTGACACGTCACAATGTGCGATTTTTTGATTAAATATAGAACAGGACTAAGAAAGATAACAGGACAGTGGTTACAAAACTGAATGATGGATGGGCTTTTTTTGGGGCGGATTATATATCATATGTTAAATAGGTAAGTTTACTGCCTATTTTTTATGGTTCATAGAATAAAACAAATAAACAAGCCAAAAAACACAAAAAGAACGATCTAATGTCCAAATTTATCACGTTGTAATTTTGTTACATTTTGATGGGATTTTAGACAGGAATTTTAGATAGTAAGTTTGGCGGCCGATTCACACCGAAACCGCCAAAAGATCATGTTTTATCGATTTATATCGCATCCACTTCTTTAGAATGGCAATTTTTGCATTCCAGGCTTAAATAGCTTTCCGTAACAACGGAAACTTTCATTTCAACCATATCACCATCTTCATTGGACACTTCTTTATAAACATCCGATACACTTGGATTAACTGGATGCTCTATAACATCCTCCGAGCCACACCCACAACAAACCCATTCAATAGAATCATTAAGCTTAAAATTTTTCATTTAACGCCCCATCTTATCTAAACAATATTGTTCAAACTGATATAACGCTTCATCATCAAAACGGCCAGAATCACGCAACCCCATCATCTCCATGAACAAATGACGGTTAGAAAAATCCAGATTACTATAATCATGCAAATGCGCCACACGCGGCGATTCAGCACGACGATACCAATTACTAAACGCAGTAGTAAAAAACAGCTCGGCACGGCCGCCATTTTCAATGGCCTCACGAATATCAGCAAGAACCTCTTCTTGTGGTCGAGCTTTCATTAGCTTTTTTGGTTCAATCGCAAGAGAACGTACCGACTCTAAAATCTTTAATTGGTCCACTTGGCTAAGTTGTGGAAGTATCTTAACCAAATGAGCGGCGCTTTCACTTAACATATCTTGTTCAAATGTCATGATGTAATCCTTCTTTATTATCAAAAATCGTTATTTGTTCATCTTCTGTATTTTTAATATCAAGTTGTTCGCCTGTTCGTTCACGATAAATCTTTGCTGCATCGTGACGGCCTAAGCTAGTCAACTTCATTGCCAAACTTAAATCTTTATAACGACCAACCTCAATTAAACCGCGACTGGCCAACATGTGAATCCCCTTTCTAAAATTAGATGGGTCAAGAACTCCAGCACGAGTACTTTCAACCATAGATCTAACCTTTGTGACAGCAACAGGATTCGTTTTGTTCTTACTTTCCAAAAGAGCCAATATAAATAACGCATCTTTTTGGTTTTTAGATAAACGGTTTTTCTTATTCATCCCTTATTCACCTCTAAAGTGAATAATAAAATAGAAACAAAGTAATAAAAAGCCTTAATCACCTTATTGTTTAAAAGTGTTATCTCGATCAAATTTCACCGATGGACGCATTATCGAGGAGCTATGCGACGAGGCTCCTAATGCGCTTGCGCATATAAGCGAAGCGAGACGCTTTTCTTTCACTTAACTCAAAGTAACCGCTGTTCTTATCCCAAATGCTAAGACCTTAGATTTTGATTTCCTTTCCTGCTAGACCTCGCGAAGCGAAGATAATGAAGTAAGTAGGGTTGAATGTATGATGTGGGTTGAATATGAGATCCACTTAATTATCGTAATGCGTTGTTGTTCGTGGTCGTATGACAAAAGACAATTAAAGCGCTCTGGTGGGGACTGTAAGCGTAGGTATTCTATTTAGGCTATGTTGTTGAAGGGTGTGATGATGGGGCCCGTTAAATTGCCTCGTAGGAGTTGGGTTTTTAGTATAGAAGTTGATAGCAATTTAATGGGATGTACCTATTACTATGTTTTTTTACTTTGGGAGAATGTGCGCTACTAATAAAGGACTGCTCACGCCAGTTATATCAAAGAGCGGATCGAGTTCCACAATAAACATAGAGGATCATTAGAGATCCTGTTGTTATATTGGCTTAATTATACCACAGATAGCTATTATTCTATTATAAAACAATGGTTTATTTTATTTGGCGCATGCAGAAAAACCGCAGTTAAGCGGCATGTTATTAGAGGGAGAGTTTAGTAAGGTATGTCGTCTACAGGGGCGTTGTAAGCCGCTTTTATTTGCTCTAACGTTTCACCACGCTCTAAAGCGTCGATAATATCAAGGGTGCGATTCCCCGATTGAGCTTGAGCCAAAAGGCTTTGTTTCTTAAGCTTGGCGTCAGCTCGTTGCTTATTACGCTTGGCTCGTACTTTATCATCAGCACGACGATAATCATCCAACATATCTTGAGCTGGAGTACGCTGAAGACGTTTAAGTTGCTGTCTTTGTTTTGCTTTAGCACGCTGAACGCTTACAAACCCGCCTAAACCAAGCATTTCAAACAATACCATGTTTAGGCGCTTAATTGATGCAACCCCACGATAACCAAGCCCTGTTTCTGTTTCTTTTTCTTCTCTCTGCTCAAATGATAAATATAAGCCTGAACGCTTTAATGTATAAACGCAGTTATCCACGGTTCTTGGCGGCATATCCAACTTCTCAGCAAATAGATTGTTTTCACATCGCTCAAGCTTACCTGTCTTTTGATCACGAACGCCCACCAAATTCGACGCTAAATCGTAATGCAATATCGCAATAGCTAACACTTTCATCGTATTAGCGTAGTGATCTGCTCGAAAACAGATGCGGGTTTTAAGCTTTGTTCTGTCTGAGATGCTACGGATCACGTCCGAAGCGGCCTGAAGAAGCACAAAAGGAAGACGGTTATTTACTTCATAACCAAGAAAAGAAGAAAGCAGTTTTGCGTTTTCAACAGCATTTGATACTGCATATTTACGCTTTTGATCTGCGGTGTAAGGGGTAAACCCTTGAGATTCAGCCTCCAATACGGGCTGAGTGGTTATTATTTGCTGTTCCATTAACTGCATTGCCTTTTTTTAAGCGATGATACTTGCAGTTATTGGCACACAGAGGTAAACTGTTTTTGCGTTTGTGTTTACCGAGATTTTTTTGTCTCTGTGGACCAATATTTGAATAACCCGCTCTCCAAAAGCGGGTTTTTCTTTATCTGCTGTTCGTCAATTTGTTTTTCTGACAGTCAAAGCGGTCGTTTTAACCACTCTAACGCAATAATTTATCGTCCCTTCAACGGAACAATAGAACTTTAACACAACTTATTTTTCTTTTCATCTCAAATTGTGTTGTTTTATTTTCACCTGATTATTCTGTAGCCGCACATTCCAATTGTTGACGTAGTTTTCCAGACAGTTTCTTTGCCTGATACAGCGAAACCGCAAGGCCACGCATGCATACATCCTCATTTGCTGCACCACACAACAGTCGCAATAGCTCATCAAGATCAACGATCTCGACAGAAAGATCAAGAGCATTAGTGTTTTTTTGTGAATTTGTCATCAAACTTACCCGCCTTTAATACTGTTTATTTAAACAGTATTAAAGCAGAAAAAATCATATAGAGCAAAGAGTTATAAGTGACGCGAATGGAAAGAGAAATACTGCCACAAAAGTGGCAGTATCTTTATTCTCTTGCAGTAAGAGTGAGCGTGATAGGTTGGGTAGAAAACGACAGCTGAGCGGCCGTACCATCCAAATTATTTAGGGTGAGTGATTGGGAGCTAACAGAAGAAATAATATAGGTTTGATTTGTTATACTGAGGCTTACTTGATCATGGTTCTTAAAGTAAGCCATACTTCTATTGGTGGTTAATGTATTATTGCCTCCACTGGCCGTTAACGACATACCAAGAACGGGATCATATCCTTTCTCTGGGGCATGACTGTCATCATCATTATATACACGAGGGTCATAATTTCGGGCTTTCATGCTGACCTTCTCAGTGCCACTTGGTTTAATGTCTGTAACTAACGCTGGAAAACTCCAACGGTCACCGGCACCAAACATCCAGAATGGAAATTCCATTCTTCCTGATAAATCTGGGGTAAAATCCAACGCACCAACAATCATAACCTCATCGCTCATGGTCTGCTTAATGGCTTTATAAGGACCAGATAAGCGACCATCCGGTTTTCTCAGCGCCAAATAATGCGTCTTTCCACTCTCCCATTCTAAATCATCATCAAGCTGAAGCATGGTGCCACCTTGTACCGGAACGTAATCCACCAGTTTGCCCGTTTGGCCATAACCAGGTACATCATCAGACAAAGCGACATAAGAAAGGTATTTAGAGTTAAACCCATCCATTTCCGTCCCCCAACTGTATTCCGTGTTGATGTATTTCATACTGCGACGCTCACGCATGCCATACACCCATGCTTTTTGATAATCCGTAATACCAAAGGCTTTTAGCTTTTTCGGCTTTAACCCTAAATCACCAGGTAAAAGACACATCACGGTTTCTGGCTTCCAAGTGTCCACACTAAAGTATTCCACTTCGATACCATCGTTATCATCCAGGTCTTCCAGCTTTACGCTCATTTTCATGCCATCCCCCGTCATGTTGTCTGGGGTATAAATATGATCCCACGTCGTTCTTACTTGGTCTCGAATCGGCACGATTTGCCCAAATTCCATCGTAGGCACCGAGAACCCAGGGGCAAGCACCCGCTTCATGGCTTCCCAAAAAGTATCTGGATTATCAAACTGGGCCGCAAAACAATCATGACGCTGTTTTAAAATGTCATGTAAAGCTAACCATTCCTCTGCAGGGAACTGCTCATCATTATGGCCAACTTGATGTGTGATGTATCTTGCCACCGACACGATATCATTGGTTGGCTGCATGTTCGTTTTGTCATTGTAATCATCCCCTGTCCACCCACCTTGACCATTAGGCACATGCAACATACGTGTTGGTACACACATCAATTTGTTTTCTGCCGATTTAGACAGCGCATTGGTACCACGAATGCGAAACGCTAATGTTGTTCCATCGTGATATTGCTTTGGCGTTTCTAAAACAGACTTTAACCTCACCAGCTCGATGGTGTCCCACGTTCGGGTGTCGTTCGCTTTGCCCGTAACTCGATACGCTCTTACTTGCGGACGAATATGACGCTTTAATTTAATAGGAATGGTGCTACCTAGTTGATCTTTTGTTGCCCCGCTTCGAGTAAAGTTAATCCCTTCCCATTCGGTTTCACCATCACCTCGCCATTCTATTCGAAGGCGTAACGATTGAGATGAAATACTGCCATCATCATTAAGGTAGCCAATCCCTTCTGGGTATTTCACATCAACGCGAATTTCATCCGTTGTTTCGTTTTCAGGGCAAGCATAGAAAGGACCAATCGGTTTGCCTGGTAATGATTCATTCGCTGTAATTCGTATGCTGCTATGAGTCCCTGAATTGGTAAATGATGACCACCAAGGAATGACTGTGGATTTATTTGGATACAGCTTTTGTACTGCACCATTTTTGTCTGTACGACTGGTTATGCGATAAGTTCCGTCGTCTTTTCCCAAAAACTTAATTGGTGAATAACGAGCTTCTGACGGCACCGTACTAACAGGCATGTTATGGCCTGAAGCATTAACCACTCTTACAACGTAATATTGATCATAATCTTGATGACCAGTACCAATGGCATAGATAACGCCAACCGTCCATTGAGTGACTTCGCCATACTCATCCACCGAAGATGGGTATTGAATATAATCCCCTTTTTTGCAATCTTGCAATCTAGGGTCTTTAGACCAATAGCTTAATATATCTTGAGTGCCATACGCTCTCCACCCGCCATAAGGATGGCCTTGTTCAACTTCTTTTGCACCTGGAGTGCCGCTGATATTCAGTCTCTGGCCCACTTCCCATTCAATCGGCCAGAATGGCACTAATACGTCTTCTAAGTTTTGGTGAATGGTGATGTTATCTGACGCCAATATGGTTTTTTTAGATGTGATGGAGTTAATCGCACCTTCAAGCTCTATACCACTGGTGCCAGAGGTAGCCCCTACTTCTGGCGAAGTATAAGTGTTCACATGAGCTGGGTGACTGGTAACGTCACTGCCTGGGTCAAACTTGACCACATCAATGTCACCGGAATAATTACTAACGGGTGTATTACCCACAAAAATCTTATCAGAAGGTAAGTCAACAAAGCCACGTGTCACCATAGTCATTAATAAAAGGTATTCATCGTCATCATAATAGTATCGATGCGCTTGATTGATCAGGCTAGGGTACGTTGCATGAGTACCAAAGAGTTCTGGGATAATCCCCATTAATCTAACTTGGTTGCCTTGAGTATTGGTGTCATAAATTGGGCTACCATCGGGCGTGGTTTGTGAATAATTGTCGGGCGGAGCCATGGAAGATGCGACCGCAGCACCGACCACTGCAGCGATGATGCCCGCGATAATGAGCTCCCATCCCTTTGGCTGTACATCGATATCAAGATGATCGCCCGACTTTAATGGCGTATCCCACATCGATGGTGGGTATTCACTGCCGTTTAAACGCACCCAAATAGGCGGTGTGCTCATGACTTTAAAACTTGGAACCTCAGCCGATAAAATATCAGTAAGGCTTTGCCCTGCTTTGAATGTATCAATGCTGTATTTGGTCTTATCCAACTTATTTGGGTAAGTTATAATTGAGACAGTCATCGTAAAATTTCACCTCTAAAGCCAATCGATTAAAATGACGCAAGCTCATCAGTTCTGGGCCTGATTTGGCGTTGGTATTAAGTACTTTTAATTGGCCATCGACCAATACAACTAAGCCAACATGAAGCAAAACTTCTTGACCATCGGCGTCTTTTTTAAAGCAACACCCCACAGCACCATGATGAGCAGGCACTTGCTCAAAATTCGGTAACATAGAGAAAAACGCTTCGGTCATGCCAAGCTTATTGGCGCAAAGAATGTGGCTGTAACTACGAGATAACGGACGGTTGATTACGTGGTGACGAGCAAACCACACCTGCCCATAGCAATCGAGACCCGTAAGATCTCGACCGCCGTCCACATATGGGACGGCTAGCAAGTCATTAAGCGTTATTTTCATTAGGTATATTTTAATCCAGGATAATTGGAAGGCGTAAAACGCACCGTTGGCCACTCTAAATCCATGAAGTTACGAAAGCTCCCTAACACATTGGCAGAGCTGCGATCATCTTCATAAGAGACGGTGACCATTTTTAATGGGGGTTTAGCGGGTTGAGTTAAATCGGATTCAAGGTAAGGCCGATATTCAACAAATATTTTTCCTCCTTGGCGGCGAGCGGTCAACATACGTTGACGCGCTTCCCCTGTGACATTATCAAGAGCGAACTGCAGATCTTCACGACCAACTAACGCACGTTGGGGCAAACTTATCCCAAGTGCGGCAGCGGTAAAGGTCACCTGTTCGCCGGTTTCCAGTTTGGCATCAATATCTTCAAACCCACTGCATAAAAACAAAACGCCCCCTGGAAAGGAGGCGTGTCGTAATGCGATGGTATGGATAGGAAGATCATCCGCCGGTGCACTGGCATAGACAACTTCTAGGGCTTTCATTA